TCATGCAGCAACCGAGCCAACCTGGGGAACAGTTGTTGGTACGAAAGAAACTGATGGAACAGTAACGTGGGTTTGCCGAGAACTATTCTCAACCCTTTACACATTAAACTTATACACAACTCCAAAAACAGAGTTTGGTGGAGTTGGAACCTATACCATAGTTTATACAGCCTTAGACGAAGGTCTCTATGTTGATACAGATTCACCAAACTTTCCATCAGAGAAACATCATTTCCTTGTTTCTTACGCAGCTTATCGATGTGCTTTGAAAGCAAAAGATCCAACCTTAGCAATCGCTTTTCTTACAGAGTATAGCTCAGGGTTGGGATTGAAGATGAGCATCCCTGGGATGGGAGGTGAAGATGCCCCCCAAAGTTGAACCTCGCAAGACCAAACAAATCATCGGGATGAACTCCTATGAGGACCCTACCCTTCTCCCAGATGGAGTCGTCAAGCTCATCCAGAATATGCTTCCCAAGAAGTCCTCTATTGAGACACGAACTGGGTGGGCTCTTTCCAATGCAGCTGTTGCTTGTACTGTTGACCATACAACCGAGACCTTTACTGCAACCTCACATGGATTAACCAATGGTGAGAGAATCTATTTTAAGGCAACTACTCTCCCAACAGGAATTAGTGAAACCGTTCTCTACTATGTAATCTCTGCAACCACCCACACCTTCCAAGTGTCCCTTACTGGTGGTGGTGCTGCAGTAACTTTCACCTCGAATGGAACAGCAGTAACATGGATAAAAGCAATTATTGGATCGTCTGGAATCTTTGGTCTTGGCTACTACGCACCAACCACCGCCATCGATCTCGACCTCATTGTCTCTAATGGTAAGCTTTACTCTGGAGCTGCTGGAGTTTTCACCGAACGCTATGACGGTCTCTCCACAAACACCCTATGTAGCATTGCACAAATGGGCGATAAGGCTTTGATTGTAGATCAAGTCAACAGAATGAGGGTGTATAAATATGGTGAGACCACCTTCAATGCAGGCATCGATTCACCAAAAGAGTATAAGCTGGTTGAAGATTTTGAATCTGCCGCAGGTTGGTCCCTTGCGAATGGAACCGCAACCGATAATGAGGTCAATTTCATCTATGGAACCCAGTGTGTGACCTTTCTAACAACTGCTGGGTTGGTGATGACAGCTGCAATAACTTTTGCTTCTAAGGATCTTACCGCCTTTGATGATGGTTCAACATCAGGCACTAATGATTACATCAGTCTCTTCCTGATTAGAGGAGTCTATGCTAACTTTGATTCTTGCACCTTAGAGGTTGGAGATGGTGGCAGTACCAATTGCTATCGGATTGTTCTTTCAGGTCTATCTGAATGGACAGCAACCTCTGCTCCTGATGTAGCGTTTGAGTTTAAAATCAGAAAATCTGATTTTACCGCAGCAGGTGGCACCGAAAACTGGAACGCTATCACAGGAGTAAAATTTACCATTGATGCTGCAGCAGCTGTTCAAGCTCAAATCATTGTTGACTTCTTACGGTTGGAGAAGGCTGGTCCAACAACTGCAGATTCTGGAGTTGCAGGAAATCCTGATGGTACCTACTACTATCGAGTTACCTTCGTTACACAAGATGGATGGGAGAGTGATCCATCTGTCGTCTCTGACGCAGTTACTGTGGTGACAAATTCAATCAACCTAACCAACATCCCAGTACCTGGATCAACTCGAATTGCAAGCAAGAAGATTTATAGATTGGGTGGGAGCTCAGCTGAGTGGCGACTCCTCACCATCCTCTACGACAGAACAACCACTACCTACACAGATGACATTGCAGATGGTAATCTTGGTGATCTTCAGGATATCATTGAGGGACAACCTTACATTCCAAAGTGTCTCACCGTCCATGATAAGGCTGTTGTGATTGCCAACCTGACATCTCCTGATGGCACCGTCTATCCTTGTGGGGTTATGGTATCAGAAGAAGAAAGTGTTGATATCTACGACCACGATAACTTCTTTGAGATCGAAGCAGATATGGGTGGTGTGATTCATTGGACAATCTCAGCTATGGATTTTATCTTTGTTGGGAAGTCTAATTCGATTTGGAAGTTTGATCCTCTTGATCTCTCCATCCCACCTCGAAACCTCTCTCGTATCTATGGAGGAGTTGGTCCCTTAGCAGTTGCTGGAGGGGATAATGAGATTTACTTCCTCGATGGTGCAAAGAGAGTGATTAGTTTTAATGGATCATTTTTTGAGAATATTGGAGAGGCGTCTCAGATCAGGCAATCTTCTGTTCAGAATTATCTTGACCTTATTCCAACTGCTTACATCCAGCTATGCTGGATGCGATATTATGATAATTTCCTTTTGGTTGGAGTGCCTCAAACTGGCGATACCTACCCAACCTTAATTCTTGCTTACTACGTTCCAAAACAAATTTGGATTGTAATCTCAGGATGGCCAGCCAGATGTGCTTACTCGGAGAAGATCTCAGGCGTTAACACCTTACACTTAGGCCATCCAACGACAGGTTTTGTTTATAATGGATTCTCAGGGAATAATGATGCTGGGACATCGATAACCTCAATAATCCAAACCGCAGATGGGGATTTTGGATTGTCAGAGGTTAGAAAGGATTATGCGAAATGCTTTCTGTTTGGAAAGAAACTCACATCAACAACTGCGACTTTAACGATTGAACCTTATATTGATATTGCTGATTCAGCTTTAGATATTAGTCTCTCAGTCGATTCTACCGTCCATAATAGGTTTGAGATTCCAATGCCTCAGATGGGGTATGCAGGAACCTTCCTTGGGATGAAGATCACAACAACAGAGAGGTGGGCGTTTAGATCATTGTTTGAGTATGCAAGGATGATTGGAGTACCTTTATGAAGCAAATCTTAAAAGTAGTCATGCCAGACAAAAACGCAGAGGCAACCATCAACACTCTGTTTGAAGACCTCTACAATCGTGTCATTCCGAGTGATCTGCTCAACCAAGCTCTCAGAGATGGTAAACTCAGTCGCCCTCACATTGATGCTTCTTCAACAGGGACAGAGTGGAATTATGCTTATATTTATCTCCATTGCCTCCTTATTGAGAATGCTCTCCTCTACATCTGGAGATATCGGAAGAGAGGAACAACCAGATGGACGACATGGTTTAGCATTGAGAATGAAACGAAAATAATCAACCTCTATTTCAGTGCTGAGTATGAGATTGGTGTCCTTGCGATTGGACCAATGTTAATCAAATCAGATTGGTCTTATTCTATTTTGGTGACAACAGCTGCTGTACCAGTACCAACCACAGTCGCTGGAATAGCAGTAACAGATGAGAGTCTCTACATTGACCCAACAACAGGTGCGACCCTTGCAAGTGTTAAGGTTGAGTGGGATAACAATGCTGATGATGAACTTGTTGATACCTATGAAGTTTTGTGGGATGGTTGATGCCATTATATAGATCAAAATTAGACTCACCTTTAGCAGTGAATGGAGCAAAATATCGAGATGGAGGGCTATCTCCTTTGAATGCAGATCCAACAAAATATCGCTCTCATGAGGCTTCAACCTTGTTAGCATCAACATGGACTCCACCAAACTTCTCTGCAATATGGGGATGGTTTAAGCATAATGAGGGTGCAGGTACAACCATCATTGATTATGGTCCAGTTGCAGTAAATGCGTGGCTTGAAACATCTTTTGGCGATCCAACAGGGAAGTTCTGGTCTGTTCCTGGGTTCGGGCATAATGATAATACTGGTTACTACACCTGGATGCTCCGAACTACAGCAGGAGCAAGAGATACCGATTATGTATCAATGGTTGGGTTTATAAAACCTATTAATTATGGTGAATTTGTTTTTAGAGGTGCGATGCAATTGGGAGAGGGTGGAACTGCAAATTGGTTGAGAATAGGATGGAGAGATGATACGACAAGAAATTGGGCAGTAAGGAGTGGGAATCTTTCCTCTGTGAGATACTCTACAGCGACCTTTTCCTTCAATACATGGTATTGTCTTTTTGCATACGCATCATCTGAGGTAGGAGTTCAGAAAATAAGACT